CTAATGCAATTGTTAATCGTTTGTATCTAAAGAGCGATTCTAAAGAATACACGAATCTTATTGCATCAAATGATAAGACCAAGTATAACTTGCCCAAAGCGAGTGAACTTAGAAAAACTATGAAAGCAGAGGTTGACAACAACCCGATGCTCAAGTATATTATGGGAACCGTCAGTGTAAAGTCGGGGATTAGGAATTTGACCTCAAAGAATCCTATCACCAATTCCACTGACAGTTACAATAGAAGTAACGATTGGGCTTGTAAGATGAGTGATGATATGGTCGATTTGTTTAAGATTCAGTTGAGTAGTCTCATTAAGTAATTTCACATTTTTCACAGGTAATTAGGAGTTTATATTATGGCCGTTCCGTTTATGTTTGTTGATGGCAACCTCACGGTTGTTCTGAATAATAAGAGTTATCAGGTTCTTCCTGATCATATTAACTACAAGATGATTCTGGAAAGGTTGCCAACTGCAACCGCTGATGAGTTGCTGGAAATTGTTGATGTTGAAAAGGCTGTTGCTGCTTTTAGTGATGGTCTTGTTGAGATCAAGAACGGTCAGGTAACTTATGAGGGCGAGGTTGTGCATGGGTCGATTAGCAAGAGAATTCTGGAATTTATGAGCAAGGGTTTGCCATTTCAGCCTCTTGTCAATTTCCTGAATAATCTCATGGAGAATCCTAGTATGCAGAGTCAAAAGGAACTCTATGATTTCCTTGAGCATGAGCATCTGCCCATTACTGAGGATGGTCATTTCCTCGCCTATAAGGCAGTCAGAGCAGATTATATGGATAAGTATCGTGGTACATTCGACAATCATGTTGGCAAGGTTTGCGAAATGACCCGATCAAAGGTTGATGATGATCGTGGTAGGGGTTGTTCTAATGGGCTTCATGCTGGTGCATTGAATTATGTGGCCGGTTATGGTAGTCTTGAGGCTGGCGACAAAATTGTGATTGTTAAAATCAATCCCAAGGATGTTGTGAGTGTTCCTAGTGATTGTAACTGTGAGAAACTTCGCACTTGCCGATATGAAGTAGTCGGAGAGTATCAAGGCGAACTTCTCAAGCCTCTTTATTCGGCCACGTTTGCTGATGACGATTATAATGACGGAGATGAGGATGAGTATGATCGTGATTATGATTGGGGCTGGAATGATGAGGAAGAAGATATTGACGAAGAATACTATGCCGATGATGAAGATGAGGATGACGAGTACGACAACTCTTATCCTGGGTGATTAATTAATGGAGTAGTCTGGGACTAGCAGATTCAAGGATTGTCTTGTTAAAGATCATCAGAATCTCTTAGGGTTCGATTCCCTAACTCCCTTTTGCCGATCATGATAGTAGTGTTTATTATCCCGGCTATTTTTGAGGTTGTTTACAATTACAGGTAATGGTGAAATATGTTTAAGATGGAACTTGGTTTTAATCCGTACGATAAGGCTAACAGCAATACCGGAAAGCGTCATGCTAATTCTTGGAATCGAATTCAAAAGCAGTTTCTAGATTCTTTTAATCTAAATGCTGGTCATATCTTTTGCTACAATGGAGATCCTCGTAGAAAGATTAGCAGTATGAGGCATACCAGTAATCTAAATGAAGTACATGATGCTAATGAGAATGGCAACTCTGATGCTTACTTCTATGTTAATGGTGGACGCAAGCAGTATGCTATTAACACAATCAGTTGTTGCTTTGTGGATATTGATGCTGGACGAGACTCCAGCGGAAACTATCTACCTAGTAAAGAGGTTATGAAGTTTAAGCAGTCTGCTCTTGATAAGATCAATAACTTTACTGTTAAGCCAAGTTGGGTAGTTGATACTCGTAATGGCTATCAGATGTATTGGATTTTGGATGATGAGAGTCGAACTCTTCTTAATAAAACCAATTGGAATGGTATTCAAAAGAAACTGGTAAATTACTTTGGTGGAGATGCACGAGCCATCAAGATCAACCAGATTTACCGAGTTCCTTATACTTGGTGGCGTAAGTGCTGGGAGAAGAAGGCTCCTTACTTTACCAGTATTCTGACCGGCTCAACTGGTCATAGAATTAATGTGAAGGAGCTAATCTCTGCATTAAATGGTCAGCCAGCAACAGTAACTATTGTTCCTAATGCTACTAGTGATGCTTGGTTTGAACAGTGGAGGAAAACCTACAAGAATTCTGACTCTACTGGACTTCCTGTGAGTGTTGATGCTGCCCAAAAGATTCTGAATACACTCAATGACCAGAAGGCTGTTTATACTAACAGTAGTGCTGATTATTGTGGTCAAAAGAATAGCAAGAGTTCATTAGATAATTTTAAGAGTAGTGCTTGGGCATCTTACGATAATGTTCCAGATTCTTACAATCAGGATCTATCTAAGGCTTATAATAACAAGTACGAGAAGTCTTATGGTGATCCTATGCCAGTTAACCACACTGGTACGGATGATCTTGGTGGTCCCGCTGGTGCTGGTTTAGTTCTCACTGGGGAGCAAGCCAAACTTTTAAAAACGGTGGTCGAGTACCTCAACCAAGCGTCCACAGCGTTGTATTTCAGCAACAACCGATTCCTTTCTGGTGCTGCCAGAGACTTGGCAAATCAGATTAGCGACAAGTTTTGTGTAGGCTGAAAATGAATAATCCAGATGATCCAGAATACAACGATGATCCATACAAATTCTATTTTCAGATAGATACTGATTGGATACAGAAATATATGGATAGTCTGATTAAAAAACTGTCAGAATCCTATGAGACGCCATTGTTACCAGAAGGATTCAAGCCGATTTCGTTACCTGTGAGTAGTTGGCTCTCCAGTATAGCGGAGGATAAAACCTCCCTATACTTGGGGAACAACTATTGGAATGAAGGAGTGTGGAAAAAGAAACACTTTATACAAGACAAACTAGCGAGCGAATATGTCAAACATTTACAAAGTCATGCTGGGCATTTTTTATCTCAACCAAATTATTATAAGGGATTGTACGAAATACTTAATTAGGAAATACTATGAGTTCTATAAATGATGATAACTGGTACAAAGTAAAAGATCTAGATGGTTTTATTAATTCTACCCGATTAATGCTATTCAATAATTTTGGTAAAAATAACCATAATACAGAAGAACTATATGCCAAACTTTCGCAAGAAGAACAAGAAGAACTGGATAGAGTCTTGTCTTATTCGGAGTCAGAATTAATAATAAAATCGTTAGCAAAAAGTGAAAAAAATAAAAAGACAAAAAAAATATCATACATAATTAATGATAAAATATTTGAAGAAATACTTCTTGCTTTAGGAGACAGAATGACTAGTAATATTTTGAACGGGCTAGTCAACAAGGGATTGGTTGAGATGGCATTTGATGATGAGGTAAATGATTTTGTGTTTTGGATCAAAGATAAATAATTGGAGAAAATATGTCAAATTCTATTCGTCCTACAAATTTTGAAGATATTATTGGTCAATCAGAAGTAATCAATAGATTGCAAATAATAATTGGTGGATGCAACATAACCAACAGTGTAGTGCCTCATATCTTAATTGATGGGCCTCCGGGTTTGGGCAAAACTACTATTGCTAGTGCAATTGCTAATGAATTAAATGCAAATCTATATACTTTAAATGCTGCAAATCTTAGAAGTATAAAAAATTTAATTCCATACCTAATCGGACTTGCACCAAGATCAGTTCTTTTTATAGATGAAATTCATAGGCTTCCAAAACTAGTTGAAGAATTCTTGTATCCGGTAATGGAAGATTTTGTTTTGACTTTATCAAATAAAGATGAACCAGAGACTATCGAGATCCCACTATTTACTCTTGTTGGTGCAACAACTAGTGGTGGAAGTTTGAGTCAACCGTTTTATGATAGGTTCTCTATTAAAGAGCATTTGTCGTTCTACACTGAGGATGAGTTAGCCAAACTAGCAGGGTTAAACGCAAAAAAGTTCGGACTAAATGTTTCAGAGTCTGATCTTTTTGAGATTGCTCGTAGAAGCAAAGGAACTCCAAGAATTTTAAATGCTAGGTTGCAGTGGTATAAAAACTGTGTGTTAACTCAAAAAAAATCAATGACTGTGGATGAAATATTTAATATACAAGGAATAGACTCTAATGGATTTGATATCTATGATAGAGACTACATCAGTGTATTAAAGAAAAATATTGGAAATCCTCTTGGTCTAAAATCTATATCCTCATTGAC